TATTGTTTGCTTCCGCCCAGTTTGCCATTGCCAAAATATCAGCATCGGCACGACTTGCCATTGCAATGCCATAGAAGTCAGGGTCATACGCAACGCAAGCCGCCATTGTTTCCGCAATAGTTTCACTGGATGCACCATTGGCCTTGGTCAGATTCTTGTCTACCTTCACCATGAATGCAGTGCCTGTCGCCCTATTGGTAAGGGTCAGGGTTGCATCAGCATATACTGCGGTCACTGTGGGGTCGGTTGCCATTGCGGTTGCCAATCCACCGAGGATTTCGGCAGAACCATCCCCACTTGCTACAGTATAAGTGTAAGTATTGGTTGCGTCCGCACTCGTCACAGTAAGTGTATAAATACCACCTTCTGCCAGCACGTTGTCAACAGTGACGGCAACTTCGTCAACCTGTCTGCGACCAACCTTCAAAACATTGGGGTGCGGAATCTGCGAGAAGAAATCTACCGCCATCAGATATAACGGGTCGGTTTCACTGTAGCCGTCATCCGTCATCTGAACACTGGAAGTGTAGCTGGACACCCTTGCAAGGGCATTGGTGCTTTCGCCCACAATCAGCAATGTGGAGAAGCCTTCCTTGCTGATTCCGGCAGTGTTCAAAGCTATCTGAACGCTGACTATGCGATCAATATTAGCCAAGATTAATTACCTCCTTCAATTGCGATTGTGTACTGTCTTGAGAGAATGTCGGTTTCATCAATCTTGATGTTTTCATCCACTTCCACCTGTTCAATGACAGACAAATCGTCAAGAATTTCTGAATTCGTTCTAATATGAAAATCGATGGATGCTCTCACATCCACCGATTGTTCCAAAACTCCTGTTAAATCCTGCACTGATTCCGCATCATAGAACGCAACATTGTTTGCGAAGCATTTATCAGAATATGTGTCCGTTTCCATGCGCCTTGCAAGCACATTCAACTGTTCACATACATCCGTTCCCTGTGTGCCGTATAACTGCACCCTCAATGTTGCAGTGACGGGGACAACGAAGTTATAAATGCCCGTTGTGTCTGTCTTGACGATATCTTCCTGTGATTCGCCAACCTCGGCAAAACATTGCAATGTTGCGTATGGTTTCTGCGGTCTTGGTGCGTTGGGATAGTACCATATCACTTGGGATTTGGGGATTCCCAATCCTTCAGCAATCAGGTCATGGACGAATTTCCTACTCGCTGAATTCATCTTGGTTCACCTCCACCCCAATATACCGAAAGTGGGAAATGATGTTGCTTTGCCATTCTTCTACCATTGCGATTTTGTAATGTTTTCCCCTCCACACAAGGATGTCAGCCTTCTGCCCTGTCATCTGAACATCGGTCAGTAAAATGGCATTCGTGTACACCTTCACCAGCGAAATGGTGCGGTTTCCGCCTGCCAAAATCTGCGTATATTGTTCAATTTCCCTTGTGTTTAGTGGTTGCACATTCGCAATCACACTCATACTTGATTGTGTGCCTTCCTGCCATACTCCATCATCGTCATACTGACCTGTGGTTGTACGCAGGATTTCCACATTCGTATTGAAAAACATCATTTCACCTCAAAATCAATCGCATCGTATAAAGCACCTGAATCAATCAATTGGATGTCATGCCCCTTCTTTTTCACTGTGGCTGGTTTCAAAGGTTTGAACCGATGTGTGCCGACATTCTTCTTGATGTCATCCTTCATCTTTTTGCCGACAGTGTTCAATTCAGATATGACTTCCGCACCATCAATGATGCCACCAATGGCACGTTTAACAGGTGCATTCCATCCCTTGTTCTCGTCAGCACTCGTTGCCATGAAAGGACGGGAAGGAATCTTTTCCGTGCCATACTCGTTTACACTCGCATAATATGCAATTTCAACGCCCTTCTTGCCTGTTCCGGCAGAAGGCAACACCCCGGCACGGATTTCCTTCCCATTGATGAACCGCATCTTGCTGACGATGCGTTTCCACCCCAAATCCTTATCAATGACTTCTGCCATTTCAGCCGAACCTCGTTTTGATACCAATGGCGCACATCTTCATGATCTGCAAATACATCCGTCCGTAATAGGTCTTGTATAACAGACTCATATAGTCAGATGCATCCGGTACGGCATACTCCCTCTCAAGGTCACCTTCCTTCTCCCTTCGTACTGTGGAAGCATCGGTCGGTGTGCCTATTTCAGAAGCATACATCGAATTCAGTGAAAGTATATGTGCGACAAAATATGCCAGTGCAAGGTTGTATTTTGTGCCGAAAGTGTTTTTGCTGACCATCGGTGCAAACAATTCAATTGCCGTCTGCACCTCGGTGTCGGTTTTGAAAACTAAATCCGGGGCAACGATGCGAAATACCCTCAAAACCTCTTCCATGATTTAAACCTCTTTTAGTGCCTTGATGATTTCGTCCTTCTTCATCCCTTTGGTGTCAATTCCCTTTTTGGATGCAATCTTTTTCAGCATCGCAACCGTCTTGACTTCAAGGTCTTCCTCTGCTTTCTTTGCTTCGGTTTCGGTGATGATTTTTAACTCACCACTGTCCAACATACCTTGAATCGCAGGATACAGTTTTGCAATCTTCTCAATGTCGCATTCCACCGGGGTCGCAGGAACAAATCTCACACTTCCTGCCGAAATCACCCTTGCTTTGGTATTTAAAACTTTCATTGTGTGTCCTCCTATAAATTACATTCCGTAAGCAGATGCGAAGCAGATGGGTACGTTTACAGTGACACCAATAGTCCGGGATACGCACGGAACAACGTATTCAAGATTGCGGTACTGAACAGGTAACTGCTCAAAACGAACCGGGTTTTCCTGACGGATGTATTCAGGACGGAACACACCAACAATTACCATGTCAGTGCCGCCAGTGCCAGCACCCTTTAATTCACCAATCTTGAGCCAACGGGTCACTTCAGGGTGCGCCCCACGCAGGAATTCAAGGATGGTGCGGTCACTGTACTGGGATTTGGGAGTGCTTTCCAACAGGTCATAAACCGCAGGGGACATCAGCACAGTATCAGGCATTTCCACACCATTGGTGTTGTTGGAAACTTCGTTGATGATGCTATTCATATCACGAATAATCTGATCCGCAGTCTTTGTGGAGAACAGTGCAGAAGAACCAGTGCCGTCAGCCGGGATGGTCACAGTGGGAATGTTGGCATTGTTGATGAAACCAGTGATTCCGTGTTCAGCATCACCGAACCATGCAATGTTGTTCAGTTTCAGGTCAACGCCACGACGAGCCGCCAGTGCTTTCCGTGCTTCAAGATTTACGTTTGCCATACGGGCGTGTTCTAATTCCACATAGTTATAACCATAGGAATCTGCAACAGTGTAAACTTTGGACGGGATGGTTTCTGCAACCGCTTCAGCACGGGGCAGGTCATCGCCATAGTCAGCAACGATTTTAGCCATCCCAACACTGTCATAAACGATGGTCAGAGCGGTTTCTGCACCAGCCGGAACATCGGTTTCCTGCGGAAATACCCTAAAAGAATTCAGCGGGGAATGTTCAACTTCCAACGCCCTTGCACGGATGTAATTTAATTCCTGTGCAATGAACAGGGCGTCATCCTGCTTGAATTTACCAGCAGAAGAATTTTCAATATACTTTGCTTCGGCTTCGTCAGCCTTGAAGATTTTACGAGCCATCTATATTACCTCCTTATTTACGGATACGAACCACGGCAAGACCTTCCGCTTCGGCAGAGGTCATGTAAGTCATGCCAGCAACCGCAGTGCCAGTGGAATCGGTGAAATTGCCGCTTGCGTCAATATATGCAGGGCTTCCTGCGGTAACAGCCGCATTGACCTTTACACACACATCACCGAAAGTCATAACAGGTACTGCATACTTGTCAGGATATAACGGGGTTTCCTCGACCTTGTTTTCAAAAATAGCAACACCGATTACGTTTGCCGCAGTAACGGATGCCTTGACCTGTTTTGCCGGGTCAGTGCCACGTTCAACAACTGCGCCAGCTTTGATTGCACCTTCAGCCGCAAAAGAATCAATTACATCAACAGTGCTATCTGCCTTCATGCCAGCCACGCCAATCGGCTGACCATAGGAATACCAATTAAATGCCATGTTATTTAACCTCCTTGTACAGTTTGGATTCGCTTTCTGCGAATTTTGCTTTTACTTCATCAAGGGACAGTTCCTTGTCCTGATGCACTTCCCCATTCAGTGCTTTGCGCTGTTCTGCCATAGCATCCTCATGCTGAACCTCGGTGTCTTTCGCTAAATCGAAAGCAACTTCAATGTATTCAGCAGATTTGCCGTCAAGGGAAAGTTTAGGATGCACCTTTGCCACAACCGCTTTCTTGATTTCGTCATTGCTCATTTCATCGGCTTTTTCAATGCCGTGTTTCTGTGCAATGGTACGCAGTTCAATGGTGGTTTTTACTGCTTCATCGAATTTCGCTTTGAAGTCAGCTTCGGCTTTTGCCGCATCCTGTTTCAGTTTTTCGATTTCTGCCGTTGCAGAATCGAATTTTGCCGTCATAGCATCAAGTTCTTTTTTCTGTTCATCAGCTTTTGCGATCATCGCACCAAATGCGACTTCGACCTCGGCAGGAACATCGTACTCAATGCCGTTGTCCAGTTTGATTTTTTTGGACATCTTGTCAACCTCGCTTTCTAAAATTTGTTCACCATCCATATTCAGACGGGCATTTCCTGCCCTTCCTCTTGGAACAATCGCAAGATGGTTGTATACGATGTTCCGTTGAATAGCATCGTAGTGTTGACCATCTTCGGTCACACCCGGTGTTTCTTCCAGTTCCGTCTGATACCCACAGGAAAGTTCCCTGTCATCTGTATCCAACGAATAAATCACAACATCAGCACGGATGTTGTTTCCGTCCTGCCGTCCGTCACTAATGACAGTGCCGACAGGTTTGGCTTCACGATAGTTGGCGGATGATACCAACCCATGATGACCAAGTGTGATGGGTTTCCCACGGATGCTTGCAAGGGAATCTGCATTGAACGCTTCTTCAGGTGGACGATATTCTCGTCTGATACTTCCGTCCACGTTGCGATATTCCAAGATTCCGGTGCGACCAATTATCGGTGCATCCCTGACAAAACCTTCGTCTGTTTTTATTGCTTGTATTGCATAATTGTCATATCTTTGCATTTTTTCACCCCCTTCCCAAGACGAGAATGAAAACATGAAAAAACCACCTTTCGGTGGTTAGTCAACGTATATATAAGTTTTTGCTATCGGTTCAACGCCATATTCATCCAACGAAATCACAGGGTCAGCCACACACCGACAACGCACCGCCATACCGGGGTGACCATCACTCGGTGGTTTATCCCATGGAAATATCATGCCCTGTCTTTCTGCGTGTAAGGGGCGCACCCTTGAATCCATCATGGTCTGCCATCTGTATTCTTTGATTCCTGCCGACCTCTGCCAATATTCCATCAATCGTCCGTTCAGCTTTCCCACTTGGTCAGAACCAATCAGGACGGCTCGGTTCGTTTCAACTTCCAATTGCTTTTCAAGGAAGGCAATCAATCGTTCTTCAATTTCATCTTCCGGCACACCATCAGCGATCAACCTTGTCAATTCATCACGCAGTTTCCGCAAGGTTTCGGCTTCCAAACTTCCAATCAGGTCAAGGTTTTCCCTCACCCAAATT